GCGTTCGACAAATCGATAGTCGAAAGACTACGATTCAGGGATGAGGTGACAACAAGTTCTCGGGAGTGATCCTGAGAATGTAGATTGAGAAATAGACCGGCAATCGTTTTTGAAAAACGAGAGTCAAGCCAAGTCGCAATCTTTTGTTGGCACCACTGATGTTCTACCGGTTCAGAAGCAATAAGGCGAGGAGCCTTACTTGTCTTAGGAACAGCGCAGAGTTTGGATGGCATTTCCAAGTTTGACTTAGGAATGCTTCCAATCGGAGCGCCAGAACACCAGTCGAAGGGAAAAGTTCCTTCGAGTTTCTCTGACCAATAAGGGAATGCGTATTTATACGCATTCGACTTAAGGTTAGAGACAGCACCAGGTCCGTGCCTAAACGACCCTGTATCATAAGAGTCCCCTGACATAGAGTCAAAGGATCCTAATTCTGATACAAGGACTGCAGCAACTCGATCGAGGCGCTGCAGGAACCGACGGTATGGAAGATTGTGTGGAGCGTCTCCTGTATAGAACAGGGGAGTGTCTCCCGGAAGAAAAGAATTAGAGAATCTAACTCGATCGTCCACTTCAATATCGTCTGCTGTCCAATCCAAGATTGGAGGTGCGATCCGTCCATCATTTTGGTGGTACCCTTTCAGTGTCTCTTGAAGACGCCAATCGGGGCAACCAAGTTCTAACTTCTTAAAGGTCGAAGAGACCTGACGAAGGAAGAAGATGGAATCAGGATCGGGTTCACGTAATAGGTAGCCATTTACATCGCATATTCTCGACCAGAGGTACCAAAGAAACTTTGGCCTCACGTCCTTCTTACTACGACGGCCTGTTAAAGGGCCCTCGAAGTGAACACGTCCATTCTCCAATAAGGAGAGTAGATGCGTATCCAGAGAAGGAAGGTCTAGGGTGAAGAACCCTATACCACGAGAAATGGTGTTGTGCTTAGCCCACTCGCAATCGCGAGTGAACTCCACACTGGCAGTAGCGTACGAGCGCGCGACATCGGAGATGATCGCGCACCAGACCTCGAGCATTTCGTTTAGCTGGCTTTTCATCTAGGCCTCACGGGATTAGATTCCAGTGATCCTACCATCAAAAGTTGGCAACTAAGCGCGATTGTCGAATCTTCAAGCAACAGATTGTTGCAAGAAGTCCTTAACTTTCGTAGTTAAGGGCCTTCTGAAGGTTCGCCGACGAGTGAAAGGCGACGAAACCGAGGAAGACATTCAACGGATCTGCAGACGTATCATTTCGAGAATTCTCGAAAACGCTGTAGATCTTGCGGACGATAGCCGGGACTGTAGCAGTCGCGTATACCGTGTTCACGAATTCGAAATTGTGCCGATCAGTCAGCTGGAGAGATCCAGCCGGCTTGTAGGACGTATTCCGAATTTTGAGACGGAACTCCTGAGTAGCTTCCCGAAGGAAGTATTCAGAACCGTATTGGTCCTGGTTGATTTTGACCAGGGCCTTTGCGACAGAGTTGATGGTGATTGTGATAGGATCGGCGAACATGCTCGTTCTTTCATTTTGCTGAGATGTGACTTCACTGTTACATCGTCTTCGTTGTGTTTGCTTACCGCGAACGCAACGCAGCAAGAGATGAAAGTATACCTACCTGACGCCCCGTAAGGAGCGGCAAGTATGCGCTAGGAAAGGCTGCGGAAGCTTTGGCACGACCCTTGCGAACTACGGTACGAGACATCGTAACACCTAAAGGAGCACTATTTGTGATCCTATAGAGTTCCGTTGTTGTACTCGTCTCGCAGATCGAAGGGGTGGAAGGGTAAATGTCGATGATACGTCTCTGAGAAGAGAGGTAGTCACCTATGTTACCAAACCAATCGACAAGCCACGACCATGGAATAAGATTCCATGCCGTGTACGCGTCTACGGTTAACCCGTAGACGGCTCGACGTGCTATATTGCGCAAATTTTCATCCGAGAGTGGATGCTTGTTTAGAGCATCACTCGGTGTCCAAGTTGCGTATCCCCACACTTGACGTGTAGTGGTCTTGAGAATCAATTGGCTGTCAAGCCAAGCGAATGGTGGAGTGGATTGGAGGTTTTGATAACCGCCAGCTTCACTCACCGACCCAGACCAAAGGGAAGCCTTCCGAACCATGGGGGATCTTTGCATGCTCTTAAGGAGCTTCAAACGATTGTCGGTAAGGTTCTGGAAATCCAGAAGCGCCTTAATATCGCCAATCATCGGCTTAACACCAAACTCATATTTCAGATTGCCAGAGGCAATCCGTTCGAGTAGGGTATTACCAAATCTGCGAACCAAATCCGGTAACTCTCGTAGTTCTACGAGGCTTACAGGAACATCAATTACAGACCCTGATGGGTTTGTCTTTGACAAAAGTTGGACAGCTAGGTAATAGTTAGATGGCCGAGATCCGTCTTCGACAGGACTAGGATATTCCGGTATTCCAAAGTAACCAGGTGTAAAATTCTTATACACATAGTCACGCCCACTGGCCCCGTAGGGGCCATTGAGAGGAACCGGTTGAGATACGTGCACCACATCAAATGTGTTGTCACGTTCTCCAAAAGCATCAGTAACCTTGTGAAGGGAGCCAATGACAGGTTCATGCTCGTATTGAGCTACAACCTGACCATTTTCTACCCAGGTCACAGAGCCTGATCCTCTTGAAATTAACCTTTGTCTTGTTCGAGCCATGGTAACAGTCCAGTCAGTAGGAGTAATGGCCTAAGCCGTTGCGCGACGAGAGT